CTCGACAGCCTGGAGAGCGCCACGGCAAGGGCAGCGTGGCTCGACGAGGCGGGACAGAAGCGCTTCCGGCTGGATTCCTGGGAAGCGGTCAACCGCCGCCTGGCGATTCACGCTGGCCGAATCCTGCTGACCACCACCCCCTACGACATGGGGTGGCTCAAGCAGAAGCTCCACGACCCGTGGAAGCGCGAGAAGGACGCGGGAGGGGACCATCCCGAAATCGACGTGATCCGCTTCGACTCGATCGCCAACCCCGCCTTCCCCCAGTCCGAGTTTGATCGCGCCCGCCGCGACCTCCCGGCCTGGAAATTCCGCATGTTCTTCCGCGGCTATTTCGAGCGGCCGGCTGGGCTCATCTATGACAGCTTCATCCACCAGCCCCGCCCCCACGGTCATATCTGCCCGCGCTTCCGTATCCCGCCCGAGTGGCCGCGCACCGTCGGTATGGACTTCGGCGCTGTCAACACCGCCTGTGTCTTTGCCGCCGCCGAACTGGACAGCCACAGCGAGCCAACCGGCATCTACTACCTCTACCGCGAGTACAAGCCCGGCAAGCGCGACCCCAGGGAGCACGTCACTGCCATCAGCGAGCACGAGCCGCGACTGCCCGCGTGCGTCGGCGGCTCGGCAAGCGAGGACGAATGGCGCGACAGGTTCGCCGCGCTTGGCCTGCCCATCAGCGAGCCGCCGGTGGCTGGCGTCGAGGTCGGGATCGACACCGTGTATGCGGCCTTCGCACGGCGCCGCTACGTCGTCTTCGACGACCTGGCCATGCTCCTGGACGAACTGGACAGCTACAGCCGGGTACTCGACGCTGTGGGCAATCCAACCGACAAGATCGACGCCAGGGAGTGCTTCCACCTTGCTGACGCCCTCCGCTACCTATCGACCCACCTCATCCGCGACGTGATCGGCTGGGACGGCGCACTCGACAGCCGCAACCGGAGCACGATGGCCGAAGCCGATCACGCCGACGTCTTCCTCGACCAGGACGGTACGCCGCCGTGGCGGTGAGCCTGCGTCCTTGAACAGGGCACCCGTTTTCGGTTCTGCTCTGGGCCATGGGATGGTGGAGTAACCTCTGGGGCAGAGACCAGACGCAGACCGCCGGCTTCGACCCGCGTCAGGCGCCGGGACCGTCGCGCGGCCTTCTGGGCTGGGCGAGGAAGTTCCTGGGCGGCTGGCCGGGCCCTCGGGCAGCGGTGAAGACCGAGGCGGGGGAGCAACTCTCTCGCGAGGTCGTACACGCCGGCCCCTCCGGTGTCGTCCTGCCGTGGTTTCTCCCCTTCTACGACGATCGCACCGGCGAGACGCCGCAGATCCGCGCCGCCTACCGGCTCATGTGGGCCAGCCCGCAGATCAAGGGCGCGACCCTGGGCAAAATCTTCGGCGTCGCCAGCCTCGACCTCAAGGTTCAGCCGGTTGACCGGAAGAATCCCACCGACCGGAAGATTGCCGATTTCGTCCGCTGGAACCTGACCCGGCGTCTGGCTGGTGGTGTACCCGGCCTGGTCTGGTCGGTGCTGTCGGGTGGCTTGCCCGATGGCTACTCCATCTGCGAGAAGGTCGAGCGCTACCAGGCGGAGGGCAAGTATCAAGGGCACTGGGCGCTGGTAGCGCTCAAGCCCAAGATGACGGGTCAGGACGTCGTGCCTCTGACCGACAGCTACCGCAACGTGGTCGGCATCCAGGGCCTGCGGTACAACTCGGGCGTGATCTTCCCACCGGCGCGATTCCTCATCTGGCGGCACCTGCCGCTTTACGATGCGCCCACCGGCATGTCCGACTACCGCGCCGCCTACGGCGACTTCTGGCTCTACGACACCGTAAAGAAGCTCCGCGGCATCCACGCCGACAAGCGAGCGGCGCCCATCCTCCTGGGCAAGTGGACGACCGCGGCGCAAAGGCAGTCGATCGAGAATACCATGGCGCATGCCCGCGCTCAGTCGTGGCTGTCGATTCCCAAGGACGCCCAGTTAGAGGCCCTCAACTGGGCTGGCGAGGCCGAGACGGTGTACAAGTCGTTCATGGACGACCTGCAGGAGAACATGTACCTGGGCATTCGCGGCGCGACGCTCATTGCCATGACGGGCGGCCAGGGCGAACAGCGCGGCAGTAGCCAGGTACACAAGAGCGAGGCGGAACTGCGCACCTGGCACCTGGCGCAGTCGCTTCAATCGCTACTCAACGACGAGGAAACCGGCCTGGTCAAGGATATCGTGGATACCAATTACGTCGTCAGCGAGTACCCGCCCGTCACCCTGAGCGCGGTTGACGTCAACGAGATGACCGCCGAGGCGGGGCTCGACAAGACGCTCGTTGACATGGGGCTGGCACTCTCGCGGGAGGAAACCTACGAGAAGTACGGGCGCACCCCGCCAACCGATCCCAACGACGAGTTGAAGCCGCCAGGGCCACCAGGAGGCGGCGGGCCCGGCGGTGGGCCAGGAGGTGGTGGAGGCGGCACGTCTCCTGGACGTGCAGGACACGTCCCTGGGCTGCTGGGTGGGGGCAAGCCAGAGGGACCGCAGAAGCCCGAAGCACAAAAACCAGAGAAGCACGCCGAACCCTTTGCCAGGCAACGAGGCGACGACCTGGCCGGTGCTGTCCGCGAGTTCCTCGAAGAACTCGCCGCCCTGGCGGGCGTGGAGCTTCCCCACATCTCCGATGAGACGATCCGGCAGGCGCTGGACGATGCCCAGGTCGAGCACTTCGCCGAATGGGAGGAGGGCAAGCACCCGCGCAAGAGGGGCCAGTTCACCAGCAAGGGCAACGAGCAGCCTGGCGGCGACCACGAGCAACACGAGCAGAAGGTCGAGCAAAAGGCCCAGGGCATCCTCGGCAAGCTCAAGGGCAAGGCGGCGGCGCTGCCAGGCAAGATCCGCGACTGGGCGGTCAAGAAGTACGGCACGCTCAAAGAGAAGTACGGCAAGGCCGGGGCGCTGCTGGTGATGGGCGCGACTTTAGCCATCGTCGCAACGCCGCTCCCCGGAACGGCGCTGGCCGCGCCCTTGCCCGAACTGGTGGCAAGGGCTGTTCATGCGGCTGTGAGGGGCATTCGCGGCACGGCACCCGCCGAGACACACGACGAGGACGGTGACATCTTCCGCGAATCAACCTTTGCCGAACCCGAGCACCGGGGCAAGGGTCCAGGCGGTGGGCAGTTTGTGGCCACCGGTGGCGGGGGCGCCGGGCCGTCTGAGCCTGAGCGCACCGAGATGAGCGTTATCCCGAAGGCCCAGGATATCCTCCATCCCCTGGCCAGGGAAGACGACCTGGAGCACGCTTCGGATCTGCCAGGTCAGTCGCGGCTGCGCGAGCGCGACCCCAACAGCCACCACAGCGCTCGCTTCCTTGCGTCAGAGGGCCATATTGCCGAGGACATTGCCCGTCGTGCTGGCACGGCGCCTCGTAACCCAGAGCGTGCGCATCATCTCGCCGAGACCAACCTTGCCGGGCTGGCCCAGAACGTCCAGAAGGACCTGCAGGGCACTCTGGAGCATGCGCAACAGCTTGCCGGTGCCTTTCTGAAGCTGGTCGGTGCCGACCATGCGGCACCCGTCGTACTGGCAGCGCGGCAGATAGAGGACAGGATGGCGCGCAGCCGGGAGAGGTTCCGTGACGCCGAGAACGCTGCCCTGGACGCGCTTGATGACTACCAGGCTGCACCGGACCTGGAGCACTGGCATGCTGTCAGTGATGCCTATGGAGCGGTGCTGCTGGCGCAAGAGCGCGTGACCGCCAGTGTAGAAACTGCTCACGGGGAGCTCAGGCGCAGCGCGACCAGACTGCTTGGTCCAGCTCGGGCGCAGATGCAGAAGGAACTGAAGGAGCCCAGGGGCGATTTCCTGGAGGCCCAGGGTCACCAGCATGCGGGCGTCTTCCGCGAATCGACCTTTGACGAGTTCGCCGCGCTCTTTCAGGCCTTTGCCTCGACGCGCAAGGAAGGCGACAGGTGGCAGACCGGCTCGACCTACTGGACGCGCGAGGGCGGTAAGTCGAAGCGCATCAGCAAGGCACAGTTTGAGGGTGGCGGCGCTTCTGCTCAGGCAACCCGCAAACCGCCCGCCGAGCCAAAGGAGAAGGCTCCCAGGCAGGAGAAGGCCACCCAGCGGCAGAAGCCCACGGTCGAGGATGCCGTCGCCAGGGTGGCCGATCTGCGGCAGAAAGGCCGCGCTCACCCCGACGACGTGAAGGAAATGCACGGCCTCTTGATGGGACTCACGGTTGCCCAGCAGCAGGACTTTGGCAAGCGCCTGAATCTGCCCTCGTCAGGCCCCAGGGCGGTGCGGGCGCAGAAGCTGGCCGAGGGGGCGCTGGCCGCAGCACGTCTTCTGGACGTAGAGGACACGTCGGAGGCGACCGCTGCTAACCCGCGCCACCAGCAGGCCCACGACGCGCTGGCCGCCATCCTGGGCAAGGACGCGCTGAGCCTCGACCTGTCTGATCACGAGGCGGTCAAGGCGGCGCTCAGGAAGGCGCTAGGCGGCGAGCCGGGCAAGGCAGAGCCGGCACCAGCCGCGAAGGAGCCAGCCGCACCAAAGAGTCAGCCGCAACACTCCGTCGCCGCTGCCTTCTCCAGGCTCTCTGGCCCGCGCGGCAGCCAGGTCTCCGTCGCCGACCTTCGCGACGCCCTGCCCGAGATGAGCGAAGAGCACCTGGCGTCCGCCATCGAGCACCTGCGCCGCGAGGGCGCGCTTTCGGGCTCAGGCCACGAGTCACGCCACGGCGACGAACGCGACCGCCGCATTATCCGGGGCGCGGTCAAGCAGTCTGACGGCCCGGTGGCGCTCCTGACCGTCCGCGATCCCGACGCACTGGCGCGATACCTGGGGGGCAAGTAATGGACCCGGACACTCTGCTACTGGCGCTTCTGGGTATCCACCAAAGCGACGCCAGCGACGACGAGAAGGACGCCGCCGCGCTGTGGCTGGCGCAACGGGCGCAAGATGACCCGGGGACTGATTCGGAGGAGCAGGGCCATGCCACTCTCGAAGGGCAGTAGCCCCGACGTGATCAGCGGCAACATAGCGGAGCTTGTCCGCAGTGGCCATCCCCAGGACCAGGCCGCCGCCATCGCGTACCGCGCTGCGGGCAAGTCAAGGAGCACCGCTCACGCCGAACCCAATCCGGGCGATCTGCCCGGGGTGCAGACCTTCGCCGCGGGTACGCACCGCGGCAAGCCGTACTCCGAAAAGGACCTCCGCGATATGGAGCGGAACTTCCGCCGCTTCAGTTCGGGCCCCCGGCCAAAGCTGCGCGTTCCTGCCGTGATCGGTCACGACGACAGCCAGGAGTTTCTCGCGCGGAGCGACCTCCCCGCCGCCGGCTGGGCCAGCGCCGCCAGGGCGAGCGAGGGCCGCTTCCACAATGACTTTACCGGCGTGCCGCAGCCGGTCCGCCGTCTCATCAAGGGCAAGGCCTACCGCACCACCTCTGCCGAGGTGTACGACGCGCCGCCGCAAAGCCTGTTTAGCTCACGACAGCAGATCCTCGACGAGTTGCGCCGCCGCGGCATCGACCCGGAGAGGGCCCTCAGAGAAGCCGAGGAAGAGGCGCCCTTCCTGCGCCGTGATCAGGAGGAGGCAGCACGCGAGTTTACCGGCGCGGGCAAGCCGCCACAGGTCATGAGCGATGAAGAGGCTGTCGATGCCCGGTTGCGGTCACGTCTGGGCAAGATGCTCCGCCGCGTGGCGTTTCTGGGTGGCGACATTCCCGAGGTCAAGAACCTCGACGAGATCCCGGTCCCGGAGCATTTTTCCGAGGAGCCCCTTGATTGGGGCACCCCATCGCGATTGGAGTGCATGACAGTGGCGCTCATGCCAAGTGGTGCCCATGTGGTCTTTTTCAGCGAGTACGGGCAGGCGCACCCAGACGAGGGCAGGCCGATGAATCCCGACGACATGATCCAGAGCCTGGCCGAACACGGCTTCAGCCCCGAGACGCTCAGAGGTGCCAGTCCCGAACTGCTGGCCGAGATCAACCGCGTCATGGAGGACAAGGACGAAAGGGCGCAGCAGTACGACGACGACCGCATGGACGCCATGCATACCAGGATGATGGCCGAAGAGGAGCCCGAGGAAGAGGAGAAGAAGGAAGAGTACCGCGAGCGGGCAAGGCGCTATGCCGAGCGTGCCTGCGAGTATTTCGAGAAGCGGCACGGCCGGAAGTACGCCGAGGAGGTGGGACCCTCGACCCTGGGCCTGGTCAAGCCCGGCATGAAGCGCGAGGAGGAGCCCGCGCGGATGTCGGAGGTCGAGCGGGCCGTTGAGCGGGTGATGAGCCGGAAGTTCGGCCAGCAGATGGAGACCATCAACAGGTTCTCCCAGGAGCAGACGCGCACCGGTGTGGAGCAGCTGGTAGCGGGGTTGGTGGAGAAGGGGCAGGTGCCGCCGCGCGAGAAGCAGGCAGAGATCGAGGGTCTCTTGCTGCTGGCCGACGACGACCGCGTTCACACGTTCAGCGAGAAGGGCAAGCAGGTCAAGGCAACGGCCTTCCAGCGCCGTGTTGCCCAGCTCAGGAGCCGCCCGAGCCGGTTCGCCGAGGTGTTCCGCACGGCCGGTCCCGCCGAGACCGATGGTGAGCGCGAGCGGATCGAGGAGCACTACGAGGTTCACTCGGAAATCTTCGCCCGGATGGGCACCACGAAGGACGAATTGCTCAGGGCGTTCGCCTCGCGCCGCAAGCAGAATCCGAAGCTGACCGCCGAGCAATTCCTCGGCAAGAAGTGAGGTAAGACGCGATGGCAGCCGCAACGGCCGCAGTCAAGATCGCTACCGTCCGCTGGGGCGACGACAAGATCGAGCGCACCACCCAGTTCGCCACGCCGACCACCTACTACCCCAACCAGATGATGTGTCTGGCTGGTGCCCAGGTCCTGGGCGGCACGGTCGATCACGCCACCGACACGGTGGGGATCACCTTCGATGGGCTCAATGCCGAGGCCGACCGTGTTCAGGTCTTTGGCGGCGACACGGCCGGCCGGCCGATGAAGGTTGAGCGGCCGTTCAAGTTCACGATGGCCATTGCCTCGGCCGCCCCTGGCGACGAGGGCAAGGGGGTCTATGTGGTCGATAATCAAACGGTCGGCTATGTGACCACCAACAGCATCTTCGTGGGCTACGTCGATCAGGTCCTCAGCACGACCTCGGTCCTGATCCGGCCGTGGTGGGTCGGTCACGCCAAGTTCACGTAAACCGCGGTTGTGCCGGCCTCTTGAGGGTTTCTTGCGATGGCACTCATCGATCGTGTGGACATCTTCACCCAGGCGATGAACACCGCGTTCGTCAATGCTTACGACGCCATCGCCGAACCGGCCCCCATTGAAAAGGCCATGACCGAGGTGCCCAGCAAGGGGCGCATCGAGAACTACCCGTGGATCTACCCGCCGCCGCTGCTCAGACGGTGGCTGGGCTACAGGCGCTATGCCAAGCTCGGCGAGACCAACTACCGCGTCCCCAACATCACCTACACCGCTGAATTCGAGGTGCTCTTGGAAGACCTCGAGGACGACCAGGTGGACGGCTTCAAGCGGCAGGCGGCGGCGATGGCCGAGGCGGCGAAAATCTGGAAGGGCATTCAGTGCCTGCAGGTCCTCGCGCTGGGCCAGTCCACCACTGGCTTCGATGGCTCCAACTTCTTCGCACCGACGCACATTATCGGCACCGGCAGCAACATCGTCGCCGGAACGGCCACCGGCACCGACGGCGTGACGCATGCGATGGCGGCGCTGGTGGTCAAGAGCAACCTGGTCAAGCCACTCTTGTGGCAAAACCGCGAGGGCCCCGACTTCCGCACCAACACCGGGACCGACGATGCCTCGGAAAAGCGGATGGTCCGCTGGTGGGCCGACTTAAGAGGCGCGGCGGCCTTTGGCTTCTGGTGGGATGCCGTGCTGGTCAAGTTCACCAATACCCCGACCGTCGCCGACATGCAGACGACCCTGGGCACGGTCAACGCTCGCTTCCGGCAGTTCATCTACCCCAAGAACCTGCTCGATGACGTCAACCAGTATCCGCACGGGCAGACGGAGTTCAACTCCGACACGGTGGTAATCGTGTGCTCGTCGCTGATCGATCATATCCTCCGGCAGGCCCTGACCCTCTCGCTCATCGGCCAGACGGAGAACTTTTACAAGGGCTTCGCCCGCCAGATCACGTCGGGGTACCTCGACGGCGTGGTGTAAGACCAGAGGAGCCGAGAATGGCCAATGCGCTGGGAGCCTGCGCCAGGAAGAACCACGAGGGAAAGCCCGATTGCATGGGCGACCTGTACGTCTCGGGCAACCTGGTACTGTGCTACACCTGCGGCAGCCAGCAGCCCGAGCACGAGATGCAGCGCGCCATGCAGGCACCGCCCTTGCCCCCGCCCTTGCCCATCATCATCACCGCGCAGGAGAACGCCGCGACCATCTTCGATCGCGTCAACTTGCTGGAGAAGAAGGTCGCGGCGCTGGAGGCGAAACTGGCCCGGCCCGACGAGCCCAGAAGCAAGAAGCACTGATACGCTGCTCCTGGGGAGAGGTGGAGCGGTGTCCCGGGCACCAGGCCAGAGAGGGGGCCTGGTGCCTTTTTGCCTTGAAGGAGCCAATCATGCCGGTCTACGACGACACGCAAATCCTGGCTTTCGTGGCCGACATGCTCAAGGTTGCCGTGGCCAACCTGCCCGGTTACTATGCGGCGTCGCTTGTACCGCGCGGCCACCTCTCGGGCTACCAGGAGGTACTGGGCATCCTCCTGCGCCGCGGCTTCACCATGGCGCAGGCCCTGGGATTCGATCGGCTGGGTGAGTTCGAGCAGTCGCTGTCGCTCTTTTTTATCCTCTCCGACGCGGGCACTTACCGGCGGGTCGATGACAGGACCCTGGAGGCGCTGGACCGCCGCAAGGAGCTGGAGACGGTGGTGGTCTTCATCAACGGCCTGCCGGTCGCGCCGCTCGATGCTTCCGATGCGACCGACCTGGCCGGCCAGGGCGACCTTGACACCAGTCAGGACCTGTTCGTGATGGATTCGGACGACCCGCGGATCGGTCAGGTGACGAGGTGGTAATGCGCCCCAAAGGGAGGTGAGACATGAGCGATTTTCTGCGTCAGGTGGCGGGCCTGCTCCAGTCGGGCGGGATCGACGCCGGGGCAACACTGGGGCTACTCATCCTGTGGGTAACAGCTCAGGTGCTGGGGCTTCTGGCCCTGGGTGGGGTCAGGCTGTGGCGATGGAGGCGCAAGGGCGAGAGCGACCTGGACCGAAAGCTGTCCCATCACGCCCTATCGGTCTCGGCCACCCTGGAGCGGACCATCACCGAGATTCGCGCCGAGATGGCCTGGGCGAAGCGGCAGCGTGGCCACGAGGGCAGCGACGAACCCTCTCAGGAGATGCCCGAGGCTGAGCCGGTCCCGCCCGCCTGCGGCCCGGTCGCAACCGAATTGCTCAAGGTCCTTGATCCGGGTGACTGGCACTGGACGAGGGCAAGGGAGGGCACAGGCCCACCGTACAGCGGGCATCTGATCAGCCGCCACATCCTGTTCATCCTGGAGGATGACCGTCTGATTGAGATTAGCCCGCTCGATGCGTCGGGCAAGGAGGTCGATTACCTGCCCCTGATTGGCTCGGAGGGGCGTGATTACGAGGCGGTCCGGAAGGCGGCGCATGAAGCGGCAAGCTACATCGAGACCCTGGATCGGCAAAGGGAAATCGAGATCGCAACCGACAGCCTGCGTCGAGCGCGCCTGGACGCCGCCCTGGAGAAGACAGCGGGCGGTCCCATGATGGGACAGGCTGATCTCTGGCAGGTTCGCTACGAGCAGATGAAAGCCGAGACCGAGAGCCTGGGCAAGCAGCTCGAGCTGCTGCGAAAGGCCCAGCCCGCCCCGAAGCGCTAAAGTGAGCGGCCATGACACTCTTCCTGGCCATCTCTGACAACGGCAACGGCACCGGCGGCGTCGCAACCGTCACCGGGACCGGCGGCGCCAGCGTGACGGTGTACAGCGCCGCTTTTGCGGGCGTGATGGGCAGCTTGCCTCTGGTTGCCCAGGGCATTGGGACAGGCGATGGCAGCCTCGCTGTCAACCCCGGCACCGGCTACTACCTGTGGCTGGCACAGACGGCAACGCTGACCAGCAACCTCGTCTATCAGAACCTCTCCGATCTGGTCCAGGCGGTGAACTACCGCTGCATGACGGGCACCCTGGCGCAGCTTCAGGCGCTGGCGCTCTCGGGCATCGCCGGGGGCGACATCCAGACCATGTGGATGCGCGACTATGCGTCCTGGCGGAGCAACTATCCCGGCATCGCCATTAGCCCGATGGGACGTGAGGAGCAGCCGGGTATACTGACCGGGATGGACGACATCACCTATCCGGTCGAGGTGGCGATTCTCGACAACGGCATCGATCAGCCGTCTCTGGACATCGCCACCCGCGAACTGTGGCGGCAGAAGATCTTCCGCACCTTCCGCCACCAGCGCTTGCCGGGGGTGCCCGAGATCATCACGACGGACGTGACACCTGACTGGGTGGTCCGCCCCGAGCAGGGGCAGCGCATCGGGCCGTTCACCAGCGGGCTCCTGCTAAGATTTCGGTCGCGCGAGGTCCGCGGCTTTGGCAAGTGATGAGAAAGGAGGTACGTCATGGCGGGTCAATACGGCTATCAGGCACAACTGGGCATCGATACTGCAAACCCTGTGACGGTCCGTTTTTGACTTCCAGACCGAGAACCTGGTCCTGGACGAGAACTTCATCGACACCAGCGGTCTCCGCGGCACGCGCAGCCGCGGCATCGAGAGGGTCCGCCAGGGCAACCGCGCTGTTCACGGCGCCATCCGCTTTCAGCCGACGGCCGTGGAACTGTCACAGCTTCTGCCGTGGATCATGTACGGCACGCCGTCGGGCACGGCCCCCGTGACCTACCCGCTGGCCGATCTGGCGCCCCAGCCGCGTTTTGTCACCATCGACCGCGGCCCCAAGGTGGCCACCTACAGCGGCTGCCAGGTCAACCGGGCTACCATCCGCGGCAGTCAGGGCGAGCCTCTGGACATCACCCTTGACGTGATCGGTCAGGACGAGACCCTGGCCGCCAGCGGCAGCTTCCCGGCACTGACCCTGGACACGACCACCGGCCCCTTTATCTTCACCGACCTGTCACTGTCCATCAACGCCGCTACCTACAACGCCCGGGACGTCGAGATCATCATTGACAACGTGATTGATGCCGGCCGGTTCTTCAACTCGCAAACGCTGGTCAGTGCCATTGCGATGGACCGCCACGTCAGCTTTACCTGCCACCTGCCCTACGGCGATGCCTCGGCGGTGTACGGGCTGGGTCAGGGCGGTACGGCGGTCACGGCGACCTTCACCGGCGGCGGCACGTCGGTACTGACGCTCAACATGGGCAAGGTGGCGTTCCCGCGCAAGAGCCCGTCCTACGCCGCCGGCCGGGCCGAGGAGATGATCCCCATGCAGGGCATCGCGTATGCTCAGGGGGCCACGCGGGAACTGGTCACTACCCTTCACAATTAAAGGAGTGTAAGTGTCGCTTTTGATTCAGGACGGCTTCACCCTCCAGGGGCGGATTGCGGCGCAGGGACGCTTGCCTGAGGTCAACTTCAGTTACCGGCCAGCGATGCCCGAGCGCGTCTTCAGCTACCAGGCGGCGCCCGAATTCACCGGCCCGCAACGGATGACGAAGGTCATCAACCTGCTGGTCCAACATGTGGTAGATTGGGACGTGCTCGATGCGAACGGCGCTCCAATCGTTCTTTCTGCCGAGGTCCTGCGTCGGGTGCCGCAGCGCATCCTCCTGCGCATGGTTGACATCGTGACCGGCTACTCGGATGAGGAAGCAGCGGTCGATGTAAAAAACTGACCACCGGCGCGGTGCTGTATTTCCTTCACCCGCGCTTTTTCTCGCTCTCCTGCAACGACTGTGAGCGGTACATGCACACCGACGGCGTGATTACGCGCAGAGCAGGCTTGCCGGTGCTCAGGCCCAGTGGAGTTGTCACACCCTGCTGGAAGTGCCCGAAGCTGCAGGACTCGGACGTCAAGGACCGCCACCACGCCCAGGAGCCGACGCCCAGGACCAGGCGGGCGCTCCAGCACTACCTGGAGTGCCGGGCGGTCGGGGTATGGCCCACCGATCCCATCGTCAGGCGGAACGCGCGGCTGATCAGGGACATCGAGGACGTGGTGGCAAGGCGGCCGCTGGAGGTACTCTCAGCCAGGATCAGCGAGGTGATTACCCTACTCGTGACGAGGGCGGCAGGTGGCTAAAAGCAGGGGCTCTGGCAACACGGGTGGGCTTGACCAGGCCGTCGCCGACGCCATGGCGCGGATCTTTTCGAGCCAGCAGGTGACCCAGCAGATTGAGCAATCGGTCATGCGGCAGGCGGGTGGGCCGCTGTCCCCGGAGGTCATGCAGGGCATCAGCCTGCAGGCAAAGGCAATGGTCGATGCCCAGGCCAGGGCGTGGCAGCAGCAGCCCCTGTCCCAGGTGGGCCGAATGATCCCCGGTGTCGGCGCCATGATGGGCGCGGCCGGGGCAGTGACCGGCGGTCCTGCCGGTCAGGCGATGGGGCAGGCAACGCAGGCCATGAACGCAATGACGAACGCTGCCCGGGTCATGGGTAGCCACCTGATGACGACGACCGAGAAGGTCAACGCTCTGGTCAGCCAGATTCCGGTGGTGGGCTCGTTCGTCAACGCCGCCCGGACCCTGGGCGATGTCCTGTCCGGCACCGAGCGGCGGATGCAACGACTGATGGTGGCACATGAACTGTGGCTGAAGGTCCTGGAGACCGAGGGCCAGTACGTCGGCCGGCTGGCCAGCGCGACCCTGGCGGCAAAGCAAGCGGGCTTCGAGGCAACAGCCCTGGGTGGGTTGACTCCGAGCGCCTACAGCACCGCCAGGACGACCTACGGCGAGTCGATTGCCTACCAGGAAGAACGCCGGCGGGCTTATGCCCGCGATGCGATCGGGCGGGCCGAGGCGCAGGCCACAGCGGCCAGGAGGACCGCCGGGCTGGTCGGGCATGTGCCGAGCGATATCCTGGAACGCGAGAGGGCCAGCCAGCAGCGGCTGCAAGGGCTGAGGGAGGCATACAGGTTGTCCGTGGCGGCCGCGAATAGCTGGGGCGGGATTGGGGCCATGCTCCGCAACGTCGAGCCGGTCAACCGGGCCATTGCCGAGGCCAGCAAGGCACAGGGGACACCGTTCGAGAAGCCGGTGATCCCCGGCACCAGGGAGGCAGACCAGCAGTTGCTCCTGGCCGCCGAGCGCGAGGTCAACAACCAGAAGGCCATTGCCGCCGAGAGAGAGCAGGCGATGAACCAGGCAAAGGAGCGCGGCCTGGCGGTGGTTCAGGCCGAAAGCGCCGTCCGCAAGGCAAACATCCAGATGGCAAAAACCGAGCTGGAGATTGCCCAGCAGAGAGAAAGCCGTGCTGCCGGCCAGGCGCAGACCCTGGGCGGGATGAACAGGATGCAACGCGAGGTGGCGTTCCGGGCAGCGCAGCAGGTCGCGACGCGGGGGTGGGAGAACGTCAGCCCCGAGGTCCAGGGACAGGTCCGTGCCCTCGACCCGGCACTGGCCGCCCGGTTCGCCCAGCAGTCAGGGGAAGGGGTCCGCGCTCGTTTCCGGGGGCTGGGCGGGCAGTTCGCGGAGGCCTTCGGGGACGACCTGGGCGCGACCAGGGAGCGCGTCGATGTTGCCGAGCGCGAGGTCCGCAAGCTGGAGTTCCTTGACGCTGCCAAGACGGCAAGGGCAATGGAGGTTGTGCTCAACAAGTTTGCTGAGGACATCTCCGAGGCCATGGCGCGAGCCGTCAACAACGCCCGTATGCAGTTCAACATCCAGCAGCAGCGCAAGAACCGCGGTGTCTAGCGAAACGTGCCCAGACTGGCCCGGAGCCGGTGGAGCTGCTCGTCTTCCTGCCACGCTCGCGCCAGCTTCGCGCGGCGGTCGGGAATACCGCTTTCTTCCTTCAAGAGAAGCATCCTCTCATCGTTGACCACGATCAATTCGTCGATGACCTCGATTGCTTGCTGTCTGACTTCGCCGCGCTGACCATGCGGCGTTCCCGCCAGTCGCTCCAGGGCGGCAGTCAGTGCCAGGGCAAGCCGGTCACTCCTGGCGCGCAGCCGCGCGTACTCGCTTTCGCCTCGCGACGGCCGGACAAGGATCACAACGGTTGTGATTGCCGCTGCAGCGAGCGCCCCGACCACCAGGAACGCCACCAGGCCGGAATGGCGCTTCCTGGGCTGGCGGGCACGGGTGGCGGAGCCAAAGGCGAACGGGGTCGTGACTTCTCGGGTGGTGGCTTCCTGGTCGCTCAGGCGAAACCGGGTCCGGCAGCAGGGGCAGGTTACGCCTGGGCCCTCGTGGAGCAGGGGCACTACGAGACGGGCGGCACAGTAGGGACAGGTGACTTTCACGGCTGGTTTTCTTCCTCCCTGGCGAATTTGTATCTACCTGCATTTTACCCACCTGTATCTACCGAGTGAATACCCTTCGGTGCTTTTTTGGGGAATTTTTTCGGCAGCAGAGACACTGCTTCCTTGACGGCCCAGCGCAGCGCGGCGGCGCGGCTGGAGGGGCTGCCGGTGAGGCTGGCCAGGTGTGCCGCAATCCGATCGAGGCTGGCCAGGGTGCCGGCTTCGAGGCGGAATGGCGTGGTGGGGGTGCGGGCCATGCTCCATCCTCTGTGGTAGGTATCGGGCATATACCGAGTATACCATCAGGAGGGCCAGCCGGCAAGCGGGTGGTTATAATGGGAGTGGAGGGCCAGAGCCATGATCTCTCTTTCCGGTGCTGTCACCATCATCGTCTATCTCATCATCGCCGGCGTGATCTTCGCGCTTCTGTTCTGGTTGATCAGCTACATCAACCCACCTGAGCCCTTCAAGAAGGTGGCCTGTGTCATCCTGGCCATCCTGGCGGTGCTGGTGATCATCGGCATCCTCTTGAGCCTGGTTTCCGGGCAGCCGCTCTTCCGCCCGTAGTCCTTGCCTGGGGCACCCACAAGAGCCGACAATGCGCTCTGGGCACGTCTCCTGGACGTGCAGGACACGTCCCTGCGAGGACCTTGTATGCAGCTCAGCTACGGCGGCACGCCGATCTCAGGTGCCAACCAGTGCATGGTGACCAGCGACCTTCGCACTCATCTCAACGAGGGCGGCCAGCCCGTCGAGCAGGAACGCACCTACTCGGTGACCGGCTACCTGGCAACCGCAGTCACGACAGGCATAGCAGCGCAGCAGGCCGACCTTGCCGGCCAGGAAAACGCGCTCAAGGCCCTGCTCGCCCTGCCCTACCGCGACCTCATCCTCCAGAACGACGACGGCAGCAATTCCTCAGAGCTGCTCCTGAACTCGGGTAGCCTGACCGGGGTCATCATCGAGGATCTGGCATTCCCCCGCGCTGAAGGCCCCGAGTACGCGACCATCCGCAGTTTCAGCTTTCGCGCTCGTGCCACCTACCCGTATCCTGGCACGGGTAACCTCCTCTGGTCGTGGCACGAGAGTCTGCGGATGTGGGGCGGCCGGCCGATCTATGCCATGCGGCGGGCCATCAACGGGCCGCCGCAGCGGCAGTTGATCTGGCCCATCACCGAGTACGCCGCGGCACAATCAGGCGAGATCGTCGGCTACCTGGCCTACCCCACGGTGCCGGCGCCCCTTTTCCCGCAGGCGCTCAAGGAGGCGCCGGTAATCGATCCAGGCTCGCCCAAACGGCGCGGCGCCCCCAACACCTGGACCCACTGGCCGATCCGCTATTCGTACAGCTTCGAGTCGGTCGGGCCTTTGGCCGGCGTGCCGAGGAAGTGGGTGAGCTAAATGTCAGTCAACGTGTGGCGTGGCGATGCCCCGGCGGTGGCCCAGGTCACGACGGTGACCATCGGCACCTACGATGTGACCACCACCTACTCGGTCACCATCAACGGCAAGTCGGTCTCGACCCTGGGCACGGGCGGCACCGCAGCCACCACCGCTACCGCGCTGCAGGGCCTGCTGGCGGCCTCGACCATTACCGAGTTCCAGGATGCCACCTGGACTGTCAGTGCTGCCGTGATTACCGGCACCGCGGCCACCGCCGGCGTCCCCTTCACCCTCTCGACATCGGTCACCGGCGGGACCGGGACCATCAGCAATTCCACCACCACCACCTCGTCAGGGCCCAACGATGCCTCGACGGCCGCCAACTGGACGACTGGCGCCATCCCTGCCGCCGGCGATGACCTCTGGTTCATCAACTCTGCCTCGTCGGTCAAGTGGGGCCTGGCCTCCATCTCCAATCCAGCGCTGACCTCGATCAACGGCGACTCGACCTTTACCGGTGAGATCGGCCTGCCGCGCTACAACGCTGTGGGCGGCTACTACGAGTACCGCGCCCGCTTCCTCACGGCCGGCTTCGCGACCCTCAACTGGGGCCAGAACCCCGGCCAGGGCTCCGGCTCGGGGCGGGTCCAGCTAGACTCAGGCGCGACCGTGTGGACCGCCAACATCATCTCGACGGGCACCCCTGCCGACCACGGCCGGCCGGCGCTCTACATGAAGGGGACCAGCGCCGGCAATGTGCTGAACGTCCAGTCAGGAGCGGTGGGCGTTGCCATTGAACCGGGCGACACCAGTACGGTGCTCACGGTTCAGATTGGCTACCTCCACAGCCAGGCCACCGACGTCACCCTGACCCTGGGCTCGGGTGTGACCCTGACCACCATCCAGCAGTACGGCGGGGTTATCAACATCAACAGCAACGTGACCACGCTCCTCGACTTCGGCGGCACGGCCAACGTCTTCGGGACGGCGACTGTGGGAACGCTCGACGTCGAGGATGGTGGCACGGTCAACTACTACTCGTCGGGCGCGCTGACCACCGGCACCGTCGGCGAGAACTCCACCCTTGATTACAGCCTCGATCCGCGCCCCAAGACGGTTGCTAACCTGACGGTTTACGGGACGCTTAACGACCCCAACAAGGTCGTGACCTACACCAACCCGCCGTTCTTCCCCAACGGCATCACGTCGCCGGGCGGGGCGACCCTCGACTGGGGCACCAATTTCCACCTGCAGAGGTCGTGATGCATGGCCGAGATCCACGGCACTGCTTCCTGGCCGGGTGCCATTGGCATCGAGTCGTGCTCGGGCACCGTCAGCCAGGGCACGAGCCCGGGCGTCTTCACCCTGGTGATCCATCCGCAGGACACCTTCCCGGCGACCCACGGCACCCTGGAAATCAGCGACAGCTTCAACGAGCCGGTCGTCCTGCCGGGCTGCCGGCTGGACAACGTGCGGTCGGAGAAGGACGATTCGGGCGAGCGGTGGATCTGCACCATTGTCGATCGGCGGTGGCGGTGGCGCGACCTGGGTCTCATCCGCGGCAGCTACAACCAGTTAGACCCGCATGGCAAGCTGATCCCGTGGACGATAAAGAGCCCGACCGAGCTGGCGGAACTGTGCCTTCTGGCAATGGGCGAGGACCGCTATGACCTTAACCTGCCGCCCGGCCTGCCCAGCTCGATCGGCCAGGGCCAGACGGCGTTCCTGCCGACCGGCACGGTGTTCCCGCCGACCGGCACCAACCCGCCGGTGGACTGGTACGCCACGCCGCCCGCCCAGGCCCTCCAGCAGGTCGCCGAATTGTTCGGCTGCCGGGTCGTCTACCGAGTCAACGACGACTCAATCCTGGTCACGCCCAACGGCAGAGGCGACTTCTTGCCCGATGGCTCCATTCACAAGCAGGGGCCGGCCGTCAAGAGCCCCGAGACCCCCGATGCCGTCGGCGTGATCGGCGCCCCGACGCGCTACCAGGTGCGGCTGCGTTTGGAGCCGGTCGGTATCGACTACGACGGCACCTACCGGCCCATTGACCGGCTGTCCTACGCGCCGCTTCTGCCCGGCAAGCCCGGCACGCCTGGCCAGCCGCAGATTAGCCTGGCCGTGGTCAGCTACGACGGGACCACCGCGGGTGTCCACTACCAGATTTTCCTGGCCGCGCCGGAGGGCTCCGAGCCTGACCAGGGGGTGCTCTTCGAGTACGTCGCCGTGCCGCCTCTGGACACCGACGCCACCATTGCGCAGACCCTGGCCTCACTGATCAATGCCAGTACCAACCCCGCCATCAAGGGCGTGCTGACGGCGAGTGCCGCAGGCAACACCGTGACCATCACCGGGACTGCCAACGGCAAGGCCTTTGCGTTTCTGGCGCAGCTTTCGGGTGGGACCTTTCCCGCCGGCAACAGCCTCGAGGGCAACACGACGCAACTGGCTGCTGCCGACACCAAGGGCGAGCCACCGCAGGTCGGCTGGGCCTACTGCCCACCGCCCCTTTTCCCCTCGGTCCGCGCCACCGCCGGGTTGCCCGGTCTCGGCGTTCAGGCAACCGACCGGCTGACCCTCCAGCAGGCCCTCGACCTGGCCAGGCGGAGTGTGTGGAAGTGCTACCGGGTTATCAACGTCGGTGCCTCGGGCGATGGCCCCATCCATGTGCCCGGCTACGGTCCGATCAAGAGGCGGCAGCAGCTGGTGATCTCTGATACCCAGGTTGACCAGGTGACACCACATCCCGGCGACGAGGACCTTCGCTCTCCTGATGGCGAGGCCTTCAACTTCGACCTCTACAACGGCTACAGCCGCGACCGGCGCGCTGTGGTCTATGGCTCTGCGGCCATCGAGAATTTTAACGCGATGGGCGTCTTTCACAAGGACGTCGTCCACAACACCCCGCCTGGAACGAAGCTGCCTTTCACCTTCTCGGTGGACCCCGTGCAGCAGGTGATCACCCTGGGCGAGCACGTTTACTTCTTCGAGGACAACCAGTATCAGGACCCCGACCTGACGCTCCAGTGTGCCGTCTCTGTCCGCAACGCGGATACCAACCAGCTCGAGGCCTACGCGCGCATTGTTGCCCTGCCCGGGCAGGGCGGCCTGACCAACCCCAAGGTGGAGTACCATCCCGACGTTCAGCTCAACATCACCAGCAACTACGACTCTGACAACCATCTCCTGGCGGTGTCGCTTCTGGAGGATGATGCCATCCGCCGCGCCGATTACTACCTGAGTGGCCTGGCCGCGAAGTACAGAGAAAGCAACGCCCAGACGCTGACGTACAATGGCATCATCCCCATCGACTGTGACGGTGCCATCAGCCAGGTGAGCTGGAGCGTCGGACCGGGAGGCGCCGAGACGGTCGCCAGCTACAATACCGAGCATGATCCCTGGGTGGCGCCCTATCCGGCCCGGCGCCGTGCGGAACTGCTGGGGGCCGTCGAGCGGCGGCAAAACTACTACGATCGCGTGCCGGTGACCTTTTCGCTATTCGGCATTTCCATCGGTGGAGGTGGCTGATGCTCCCGGACGCCAACCCGACCGGCTACACCACGCCGATTCACTGGCTCATGGTCCAGAACACCGAGGCCCAGGTGATCCCGCCCCATGCGGTCCTGCACATCTCGGGCGTGACGACCTCGGCGGACAAGACCGTGGCCCTGTTTTTAGTCCAGCGGCCAACCGCCGACAACCAGACAGGCATCCTCCTCAATGGGCCGTCGCCGATTCCCCCCAATGGCACCGGGCAGGCGCACATGACTTTCCCGGCCATTGCTGCCTATGACACGGGCACGGCGGACATCCCGGCGGTGGGCGATACCTGGGGGCCGGCCAGCGGCAGCTACTACCTGAAGAAGGGTAAGAGCGGTTTCCTGATCGCCGGCGGCGCCTCGGCCGGGCGGGTCAACGTGGTCCCTGCCCCGCCAGCGGCAGCGGCAGGAGGCAGCATCACGATCCGGCGGACCGACTACGTGAGCAGTGGGCAGAGTTATCTGGGAACGACGCTGCAGCTGGACCCGGGCGACCCGGGCGGAGGAATCACGAGCCCCTGGACTCTCACGCAACCGGTTGCGGGTGTGGTGGTCCAGGCAACCATCAACCCGGCCAGCCCGACCCGTTACGGCATTGTCAGCACCAACAACCAGAGCTTTTCCGGGACCAAGACGTTTTCCGACGGCATCGTGATCGATGTCGCCCGCTCAGGCGCGGTCGGCTCGCAATCCATCGGCATCAACTACAACACCGGCACCACGCCGGCGGTCAAGGGCGCCACGATCTCGATTCCCTACGGCGACGGGACGATCTACACCCAGACCAGCCGCTACGACGGGACGACCGGCGGCACGCAGTTGTTCACGGCCGGCTTAGGCACCTTTACGATCTGGGCGCGGAACGCCTCGGGCAGTATCATCCAGTCGTCCTACGGCGTCACCAACACCAGTGGCACGGTGCTCTTCGGCTCATGGACCCCTGATGGGAAGTTTGCCGGTGGTCTCTATGTAGGCGGAGGCAACCTCACCGCCCCCCCCATCACGATTGGCTCGACCCCCATCGTGGGCGGAACCAGCGGCTCCATCCTCACGCAATCAGGCAGCACGGTCGGCCAGATCGGCCCCGGCGACCTGAACACCACGGGCGCGGCTGTAACCGTTACCGGCCTGGACGGCAAGCCTCTGGGAGCCTCCTTCGCCAACCCGCCAGCGCAGGGCGTGCCGATCTGGGACCCTGCCTCGGGAACCTACGTGCTCGCGCCGGCGGTCGGCGCAGCCGCCCATGTAACCTCTGCGGTGCTCTACCATTGAACAAGGGACTGATGGCATTCCTGGGACGAGTCTTCGGCCTCCGCGCCGGCGGGACCGGCTCTGATCTGTCGCAGACCGGCCCGGGCGTCGTCAAGCAGGCCGCCACGGCCGCGCCCCTCTCGGTCGCGCCACTTGGGACGGCTGACCTGCCGCCCTCGGGGGTCACGGCCGGGACCTATGGCGACGCGACCCACATCCCGTCGGTCACCGTGGACGGCACCGGCCGGGTCACCGCGGCCACCATCGTGGCCGCAGCAGGGGGATCGCCCCTGACCACGAAGGGCGACGTTTACACGCATGACGCCAGTGCCGACGCTCGCCTCGCGGTGGGCACCAGTGGTCAGGTTCTGACGGTCGATACCACCACGGCCACGGGTCTCCGGTGGAACCTGCCCATCCAGAGCGTCAAGCTCACCGGCCCGCAATGGCTGACCTGGCTGCCGTCTGCTGGCGTGACCTCAGGTGCGGCCAGCTTCAACGCCAGTGTCGGCACCACGCCGCAGAGTTACGTCCTGGCCGGCCCGGTGGGCGGCGGCGAACCGCTGTTCCGGGCCCTGGTCGGCGCCGACATCCCGACCCAGCTCTCAGTCACGTCCGATGCCAGCGGGGTCAAGCTGGTCAATGACGCTGCCACCCCTGGCAACACCTACTACTACGGGACCGATTCGGGTGGTAACAAGGGGTACTGGCAATTGCCCGTGGCCAGCACCGAGGCCACCTGGAGCTATTCCACCAACACCACGATGGCTGACCCTGGCCCCGGCAAGGTCCGGGGTAACAACGCCACCGGTTCTCTCGTCACTCAGATTGCCTTCGACCAGCTCGACTCGACTGGCCGCAACCGCACGCCACTGTTGACCTCGCTGGTCGCCGGCGATACGCTCAGGCTCGCCAACCAGACCAACACCGCCAACGTCCTGCGCTACACGGTCACGGCTCCAGCGACCAACAACACCGGCTGGCTGCTCTTGCCGGTTGCCTATGAGACAGGCACTGGCACCGCTCCGGGCAACAACGACGTTCTTATCTTCTCGTTCGAGAGTACCGGCACCGGCACGACCGTGGGTACCGTGACCTCGGTCGGCATCACCGGGCCGGCCGGATTCATCACCTGGACCGGCAGCCCCATTACCTCGTCTGGCACCCTGACTGGCTCTCTGGCCGCGGCCAGTCCGAATCTCGTCCTGGCGGGACCGGCCAGTGGCGCGGCTGCCGTCCCGGCGTTTCGTGCCCTTGCCACGGCCGACCTGCCGGCCTCGGGCGTGACCGCCAGCAGTTACGGCGACGCCACTCACGTTCCTCAG